GACACGCTACGGGTAAACGAAGCGGTCGGTTCGTCCGGGTCCCAGTCTCTCCGTTTCGCATCAAACAAGTTGAAGTATTCTTCCAATCGTCCCATCTCATTCTCCTTCGTTGTCAGGGAACACTTTGCAGGCGGGCATCGCCCATACACGCTTGTACTGCCCGCCGAACGGCGGGGATTTACGGGTCTGCTCTGCGCCGTACTCGGCTACCAGCAGGTTACTGATCGTCCGTCCGTTGTTGCCGGGCAACACGAACGCCCCCGATCTGCGAACGTCCGCCACGAACCCGGACACCTGCACATACAACATACCGTCCTCGATCCACACGTTCTCCGAAGCGAACCGGTCACCCAACGCCCACTCCAACGCATCCAACGTCGGGTTCGTGGACGTTGCCGCTTCCACGGTGTCCACGACACCGGACCAGTCGGGGGCGTCCAAACCAGCAGCGCCTCGCATAGCGAGGAAATCGTTGAGGATACGCCACCCGAGATCCAACACCCCGAGGTTGTACCGGACACGATCCGGCAGGTCCGCCGGCCCCGACGGAGTGACCTTGACCGAGCCATCTTCCTGAAGCGATCGGCACACGAAAGACAAGAACGAATACGCCAGCGTGCCGTCCTCGCCGTCCTGCACGAACCGCAACGCCCGCTCATGCCGAGACTCACGCACCTTCGGACGCACCACGTCCACCAGAATCATACGCTCAGCGTGCGACGTTTCCGTAATCGACTGCTCGCCGGCAATAACGATCGGCGCTTCGGTACGAATGTAAGCGATCTCGTTCCACCGGTCACCGCCCATAGACTTCGCTGACGGGTTCCCGTCGTAGGCGTCACGAGCCAACTGCTCCAACCGCTCCAACGTAGCGGTCCGAGCACCCGGACGGTACTCGTCAAACACGACAGGGAACCCGTTGGTGGCGTTCACCAACGACTCAACAGCGTACGGCGTCGACGACGTCAACGTCTGAAAGATGTGCGACCCAGTCAGCACAGGAATGATGGCTTGGGCGGTTGTGGTCTTTCCGGACCCAGACACACCGGTGATGTTCAACACCGGGAACTGGGGGAGGAGTGACCGGAAGGGGGCGACCGCCGCCCAAGCCAGAATGGGATCAACTACTTTGCGTTCGTTCATTTCACGCATCGCATAGATGAGGCGATGATCGCCTCGGCCTTCGGTGACACGAATGTCTAGGTTCACGATCGAAGCGCCCGGCACATACCGGACCGGCGAATCCCCAATCGACCCGCCATCCCACACGATATGCCCGTCGTGATACCCGGCAATATCGGACGCCGACTCCTGCGGCACGAACATGGACCGGGCCTTCAACCGAGACGCCAACACCGCAACGTCCGTGTCGCTCCCCGACCACACCAGCCCGTGACGGTGCGCCCACTTACGAAACTGATTCTTCGAGCCGAGGTCACCGGCGACCAGCAACAGATCCCGAGCCCCGTCCGTCACCTCATACGACATGCCGCCGCTCTGATCAATCATGACCCGCACCGGGTCGATCACGAAATCCGACAACTCCATACCCGGGTCGCCGTTGTTAGACACCCGACGATACCGGCCGCCGATCTCCACGATCCCCCGCATCTCCGCCTCGTACCGGCGGGCACGTGCCAGCAGACCGGGGATGTCCGCCACCGACGACAAGTCCCGACCCTCCGGGACCGGAACAATAAACACCTCGTTGTCTTCTCGCAGGTAATCGGCCCACAAGGTAGATGCGTCCCGGCCCGCCTCATCGCCATCGAGCGCAATGTACACTCGGCGTCCAGCGAGCCGGGACTGCATCTTCTCAGGGCGAGTACCGGCCCCCGACGGTAGCCCCAAGAACACGTACTCTCGGGTGGCGCCGGTACCTGACCAGACGTCTGGTTCTCCCTCACATACTACCACAGGACGTTCGCCGTCATCCAGCCATTCCCCGTAGAACACGGTCCACATGCCACGGGTACCCGCCGGCGACATGAACTTCTCACCGGGCCGCCGATACTTGTATGCAACAAACTCGCCGTCCGCATCGAAGAACGGCGCCTTCACCTCGCCGCCAACGAACGACACACGGAACGTGTCACGCAGCAGATCGGCAGGCAACGCAGACACTGCGTCGTCTCGTTCCCGCATCCACAACTCCAACTCGCCCGGGTCCTCCTGCGCCGCCCACTCCGCCATCTCAGCACGGGCAGCGTCCACATCAAACGACCCCACCGACGGCAACGGTTCCGGGGCAACCCAATCGCCCTCCAAGAACCGGACGTACAGGGTGCGAGCCATCGCAAGCTGATCAGCGAACGACTCACGACTCGAGTCCAGCATGCCGATCAGGTCCAGCATATCGCCGCCCTCCGACCGGGCCATGTCCCGCCACCGATCCACGACACCGTCATCGTCGGAGGCGTAGCAGGCAAGGCTCGGGTTGGAGTCCTGCCGCCACGGCGTCAGATACATGAGGTCCCTGCCGCTGCGATCTACCGGCTCATGCCCGGCAGCGTACAGAACGTACGTCACCGGCATCCGGGCTTTGATCTCCTCGATAGTAGCGAACTCCGGGAATGTGCTCATCGGTTCTCCTCAATAGTCTTCACAGCAAAGTAAACAGCAGCGCAGATCACACCAGCGATCAGCCCACCGAGGTGCCCTTCCCAAGAAACACCGTCCCGAGGCACCAACCCGGACACGGCTATAGCGCCGCAAACCAGCAGCGACAACGACTTCGAGATCCAGTATTCGTTCGGGAACGTCAGCACCGTAGCCACGATGTACGCACCGAGCAGAGCGAACACGACCCCCGACGCCCCGATCACTGGGGTGCCGTGATCTCCGATCGCCCACAGCAGCCCGCCGCCGGCGACCACGCCCGCCGTCAACACCGCACCCAGATAGGCGGCGCCTCGGGTAGCGGCGATCCCTCCGAGGATACCAACCCCCACGATGTTGCCTGCCAGATGCGCCTGATCTGCGTGCAGAAACGCACCAGTCACCGCACCGGGCAAACGGTCCACGTCCCGAGGCCACACCGCATGCGCCAGCCCGGGGCCTGCGTTCGCATCGATTACGTACAATGCGGCAATGTATGCGAGCAGCAGAACCGCTGCGGATTTAGTCATCAGAACTCCTCTGAACTGATTAGTGGACGTGCCGGGGATCGAACCCGGGTACCCGCACCTGCCCGTGGCCGGTGCAGCGAAGCCAACCTTCACGCCCGAAACCTGCGGGGCTCCAAGCCCACCCCGCAGGGATACTCATTGCCGGTGGGGGGAGGAGGGGTGACGCCCCTGCTTGGACCCCCGGCAATGGATCAGATGGCCCAAGTGTCGCCGGTGTCGAGATCCTTCTCGAACGACTCGGCGGCGGTCGGGGCCGGAGCGGGGGCAGGAGCCGGGGAAGGCACAGCCTTCAGACCGGCGTCGCCGCCCTGCTTCTTGCCGAGGTAGCAGTTCGTCCACTGGCCGTCCTTCGACAGCTTCACCTCGATCGACCACACCTGCCCGACGGTCGTCTGAACCGCAGCCTGCGGGTCGGCGTTGAGCATCGCACCGGTCACACCGAGCGAGGCGCAGTCACGGGCAGCGAACCCGGCGGCCTTCTCGGAGAACGTGGCGTTCAGCCAGATGGTACCGCCCGACATGTCTTCGCCGTCGGCGCTGACGCTGCCGTCCTGAGCGACGAACATGAACCCGGCCTTCGGGGCTCCCGCCTTCGACTCACCGAAGTTAGCGGACTTGATCTCGGCAATGTACTTGCCGGGTGCAAGGTCGATGGACGGGCCGAAACCCTCCGACACTGCCTCTTGGAAGATGGACTCAAAGTTGAAACTGGACATTACTGTTGCTCCTCAATTGGTAGAGATTCTTGGTTCGTATCGATAGTAGGTGGATTCTTCAGTTCGCTGCGCAACAACGGAACATCATCCTTGTGCATGATGAACGTCTGCTGCACGATGTTACCCTCGGAAATAGCAAGCTGTAAAGTCAATGCGACAATTGCGTGCCGTTCACCTTCGGTGCCGACAGCGTACGTCTTGTTCACAGCAAACCCCGTGATGATAGCGTTCGGCAACTGGACGGGCTCAGTCACGGTTCATCAACTCCAGCATCTGCGAAATGTTCCACGTCATAGTGTCGCTCTCCTCATCGAGATCCACGGGCACTACCCCGTGGAACTGGCGGCGCAGCACCTTCGTACGATCGCCGGCGGTGATGCCCTGCCGGGCGTCAACGATCAGTTCACGCCCGACCGTGCCATCCGACCGCATCGTGCCCGGACGCAGATAGGCGATGGTGTCCATCTGCCCTGCGAGCGAGCGAGCCATGCTGCCCTGAATGTCTGGCACTACCCGATCCTCTCGATGGTTAGCAAGGGCAGTGATAATCACGACCTCGACGGGGGACCCGGGCAGCTTCGTGAGGTCACGAATATCCCGGAGGGGAGCATCCATCTTATCATAGAGCGTACCCCAATCCTTTAGCTGCATGCCGGTGTCCGTGATCGAACGCTTCGCCTGCTTCTGCAGTTCGGTGAGCGAGTCCAGAATCACAGAACGAAACTGGTGATCACCCTTCTGCAACCAGCGGGTCACCTTCTCAATCATTTCCCAGTTGAGGACATGAACCACGACACTGACGTCACCGTCAACCTGCGGCGGAGCACCCTGCATCGGGTCCCACTGCACAGTCTCGGAGGACAACCAGTCGGTCCCGCCCTCAGCGTCAAGGATGAGCCGTGGCCCCGGGGCCGTCTCGGCCAGTGAGGTCTTCCCGGTCTTGGGCTCCCCGAACAGCAGGAGCCTCCATCGCTTGCTTGTTGTCATTGCATCCCTTCCTGACCCTTGGGCCGGTAGTGGAGATCGACGATCATCTCGACGTCATCTCCGTGTTGTTGAGCGAGGCAAATATCCTGCGCCCGACACTTCCATCCGCACTCGGTAGTCACGTTGTACAGGTACGAACCAGACTCGATGGTGTGCAGCATGCTGTTCAGCGTGTCTCGCAACGCCAACGCATGCGAAGCATACGCCTCCTCGTTGAGCGGCAGCCAGCTACGAGCATAGAACGGGCCGCCCTTTGTGCGCTTCACCTTCCGGATCTCCGTGATCCGAACCCGATCGGCACGCCAACCCGTCGACGCCCGCAGCATCACCGCATACCGACCCAACTGCTGCACGTGAGTGAGCGCACCGGACAACGGGCCAACCGTCTTCCAATCGTCAATGATCCGGACACCGTCGTCCGTTTCGATCAGACGATCCACACGTCCATGCACCCGGGCAGTCCACCCGTCACGCAACCCGGACACCTCACCCACGACCGGCACCTCCACCTCCACCGTGGTCTCACCGAGATCAGCGCCGTCCTGCGCAAGATCATCAAGGTGCCCGTCGATCATCACATCGATCAGATCCTCCGGGCAATCCTCCGGGACGACACCGTCAAACGTTTCCTCCGCCCACGCACGCCACGCCACCAGCGGGTCACGACCGGAGCCGTCATACCACGCCCCGAGCGCCTCATGCACCGCAGTACCGGTGTCGACCGTAGCCCACGGGCGGGTACCCGCCGGGTAGTCAGGCTCCAACCCCTCCACGTACTCCCAGTAGAACCGGCGAGGACATCCAAGGTACGCTTGCAGCGCCGACTGGCGCACGTCCACCACCTTGTTTGTGTAATCCAACTGAACCTTCAGGTTCGGGTCTGTAGTCATTTGCTTTCTCCTCCTCGCAGGCGTGCACGCACTGCCCGCTGACGTTTCGCCCACGCCGCACGGGCAGCAACACACGGCTGCGAACCCTCACGACGGTGACGCATATAATCATTGTGCCGATCCGCCGGCGTGTAATCCTCGCAACGTTTACCGCTCACGCCTTGCTCCTCATCAGCGACCGGGCCTGATCCCGCAGCACCTGCTCCGACATCTCCCCCTTGGACTGTAACGCAGCAATCACTGCCTCGTCAACTGTTCCCTCCGAAACAAGGTCGATGATCGTGACGTGATCCGCTTCCTGCCCGATGCGATGCACCCGAGCCTCGGCCTGCAACGACTGACCGAAACTGTAACTGCGTTGCAGAAACACGGCCGTGTCCGCCGCAAACAAGTTGATGCCTTCCGACCCGGCGCCGAGAGTCACCAAAGCCACACGTGCATCCCCTCGTTGAAACCGCTGCACGTTAGCTTCTCTCAGCGCCGGGTCAACCGCACCCGTCACCATCGCAGTAGAAATCCCTTTACGTTCCAGTTCAGACGCCGCCAACTCCACCAGCTTCCGAGACTGAGCAAACACCGCAACCGGCTTGTCCTCGCCCAACTCGTCCAACACCTCGAACAGCGCCGTGATCTTGTTCGACGGCGTATCCAACGCCAGCACCTCACCCTCCGGCGACACGACAGGGGTAGCGGATGCGATCTGCGACAACCGAATCAGCAACGCCAGCGGGTCAGTAGCAACCAGCACCCCGTCGTCGATCGCCACGATCAGATCGTTCACCATCTTGTTGTAAGCGGTCCGCTGCTTCTGATGCATCTCCACCGTGCGGGTCTGGTACGTGATGGGCGGCAGGTCCAGCACCTCGTCTTTCGTGCGGCGCACAAAGTTCATATCAAACCACGCCTCGAACAGGTCCTTGCGGTCCTGCCGCAGCCCGATGTCTTTCGGCCCCCAGTTCGTTTCAATGTACGCAACGTACTGGTTGTGCCACTTGTGGCGAGAATCACCGAACGTCGCCGGGTCATAGAACCTGCCGATAGCCCACAAATCTCCGGGCGTGTTCAACACGGGCGTGCCCGTCAACGCCCACCGCCACCGTGCGTTAGCAGATACCGCCCAAAGAGCCCGGGTCTGTTTCGAGTTGGCGTCCTTCGCACGGTGCGCCTCATCAGCTATCACCACATCCCAGTCGATAGCGTTCAACGGCCCCGGCGTCTTCTCTTTCTCGGACAGTTTCTGCGACCCGTACCCTGCGACCCGAGACAACGTACGCAACGCCTCCCAGTTCACGATGACCACGACCGGACCGTCCGCCTCTTGCGCCGCACCGATCACCGCCTCCTTCTGCTTAGCGGTACCGTGCACCACAAACGTCGACGCCTCCGGGTACCACACCTTCGCCTCATCAGCCCACCGGTGCTTCATCGAGTTGGGGCACACAACCAACGCAGCCCCACCCACGGTGCGGGCAGCGGTCAACGACATCACCGTCTTGCCTGTGCCCATCTCGTCCCCGAGCAGGACACGCTTACGGTTCAACAACATCCACACCCCGACCGTCTGATAGTCAAACAGCCGAGGGTCCTGCGACTCGACGCCGTCCCGCTTCACGTTACGGACCTGCGCCCGCACCGCCTGAATCCCAGACATCAACGAGTTGGCCTCGGGTGTGGGGGTGAACCCATCCAACCGACCAAGCGTGTCCGCCACCGCCAACATCACCTGCGGCGTGATCGGCCCCGCCCAACACCCAGCCTGCGCATCCACCTTCAACCCGGGGATACGTCCAATCAAATCAGAGATCCGAGACGGAGCCCGAACCTCTAACCGCATCGAATGCGGATCAGCGTGCACCTCAATCATCGGAAATCAATCCCATCCATGATCCGATCCAACTCGTCCCGAGGGATCAGATTCCGTACCGTCGCAGCAATGTGTTCCAGCACCAGATCCGCCAGCATCGTAGCTACCAGATCCTCACCGTTCAACAAGCGGTAATCCAGCAGCGAGTTGATCGCCTTCCACTTCTCCAACAACTCGCCGTCCGGCAGCGACGCAGCAATCTCTGCCAGCCGCTCCTCAATCTTCTGGTCCCGCACCACTTCCAGATCGTCAGTCATTGTCGGCCTCCTGAAAGCCGTAAGCCTCGCCCCAATGAGAAAGCGGGCCGGTCACGTCCACGGTCAAAGGAATCTCCCACGACCGGTCCTCTAAGCACCGGGCAGCTTCGGCTGCGATCTCCGCATGACCCTTCGGGATCGAGAACACAACCTCGTCATGCACCGGCACAACAATAAAGTCAGCGAGACCGGCAACATCCAACCGGACCAGCGCCTCCTTCAACACATCCGAGCCGGTGCCCTGCATCAGCCCGTTGATCGCCTTGTAATACTCGCCCTCGGGCATGGAGAAACGGCGACCGCCTCGGGTACGCACATAAGCGAGACCCTCAGCGGCCTGCCGTTCCTCCGCCAACAGGGCAGGCTTGCCGGGGTAGTTGCCTCCAACGGCGTGATCCCCGGTCATGTCCCGCACCGTCGGGAACTCAGCAAACAAACGCAACAAGAAACCCTCAACGTCTTTCGACGGCATACCCGACGCCACCGCCAACGTATCCACACCCGCACCGTACGTGAACGCCAGAAGAATAACTTTCGCCACGCCCCGACGGGCATCGTCCTTCGTGATCGAAGGGTCCGACCACACGATCCGGGCAACGTGCGTGTACAGGTCATCGCCTGCCTCATACGCCGCCGTCATCCCCGGGTCACGGCTCAGGTTCGCAAACAGGCGAGCCTCCTGCCCGTCGTAATCGATCGCCCACAACTCGCAGCCCGGCTCCGGCAGGACACACCGGCGGATCTCCCCGCCGCTACCCTTCGACGGCAACGTCTGCAACGCAGGGTTCGTGATCGACATGCGCCCCGTCTTCGCACGCAGCGTGTTGATCGACGGATGCACCCGCCCACCCGACGCAGCGAACGGCTCCAGATACGCACCGATCCACTTAGTCAACCGCTTGTACTCAATGATGTGCGGCGCAATATCCGGATACCGTTCCGACAACTGACCGAGCACGATCTTGTCCAACGCAGCCTGCCCCGTCTCCGTGAAATCCTCGGGCTCCCACCCGAGATCCCGAAACACCCGCTCCAACTGCTGATTCGAGTTCGGGTTCGTAACCCCCCGAGACGACAGGTGATCCCGCAACTCCACTGACCGGGCCAGCCAACGCCGGCGGGTCGCCTCCGCATACCGGTGATCGACCCGCATGCCTCGCACCTCGGCCCGGTACATGATCGCCGACGCATGCATCTCCCGCTCGTAGGCTGCGAACATCCCGGCCTCGGTAACCTCGGGCAGTAGCTGATGAACCAGCATCTGGGTGAGGAACACGTCCACCACCCCGTACTGCCAGTACGACGGCTCATCGACCGGCACCGTGGACCACGACCACCCGTGCTTCGCCATCCGAGCCTTCAACAAGTTCTGCCCCGTCGTCGCCCACCGACCCAACCGCTCAGCCGACACGCCCTTCAACGAATGCCCGACGTGCGGAGCGAGCAGATGATGCAGCACCATCCCGTCGTGCACGTTCGACCAATGAGGCACCGGGAACCCGTCACCCTCCAACGCATGCATGTCGAACCGGGCGTTCCACATAGCCACCGGGTTGCCCTTATCACGCAGCCGAGCTAGCGCCTGCGACAACGGCCGCCCCCACCACGATGTCGGCACCGCCCAGCCTTGGTGGTCGTCAGCGAACGTCACTAGCCGAGTGAAATCCCGCTCGGTCCAGTCGAGCCCGTGAGTTTCGGTGTCGATCGACACCATCCCGACCGCCCCATCAACCCACCCGAGGAACGCATCGACGTCCGTTGACGACTCAACCAACGTCAGCTTCCAATCTGGCAGGTCATACTTCACGACAGCACCAGCACGCCGGCCGCCACCGCGCCCTTAGTGTTAGCAACCCCTATCTTCCGGCCGCCGCCACCGTAGAACACACCGCCGCTGCCTTCCTCCAGATACATGCCTGCCGCTCCCTCGTACGTCGCAAGCACACCATCAGCATCGATCCGTTCCTCACGAGTCAACGGGGCCTGCTCCTCCACCGGCTCCCGTTCCTCCGCCGCAGGCTTCGGAGCGGCAGGCATCACATCACCGGCACACGCAGCGTACCCGGCGATATCCACCAGATGATCAGCGAGATGCGGCGACGCTTGAATGCGAGCCACCTTCACCAACACCATCATGATCGCAGTGTCGTACGGGGTGACCTCACCCCGCCCTTCCAGATACGTGTTCCACAAGTCAGCGATCCTCCGGAAGTTCTCCTCCGGCGGAGCGTAGTCTGCGTTGCGGTCAGTCATGACCGCCTGCGACGCTGCTTCGATGACGGCCTTGCGACCCTTGATCTTCTTACTCATTTCGTTTCCTCCTCAAGGAAATCATACGGCTCAATTCCTGTACGGCGCAAGCGTTGCCGCTCCGCCGGGGTCAGGCCACCCCACATCCCGTACCGTTCGTTACGTGACATCGCGATGTCTAAACATTCACGCCGGGCCGGGCAGCCAGCGCAAATGCTACGGGCCAACGCCACCACATCCTCGTCGTCCTCCTCATAGAACAGATCGACGGCTGCGGCAACCTCGGCCGGGTTAGCGGACCAAGAGTCCGGGGAGCACGCCCCCCGGATCTCCTGACCCACCACCTCATCACGCATCCGACCCAGACGGACACTCCCCGTAATCAACGATCGTCGTTGGCGGGTACTGGGCAAGCGCAGGCACCGACTGGCCCGTGTTCTCCTCGATCGCCGGCGTCCCAATGTCCGTCGTTACCGTATCTCCCACCGGCCCCAACGCACACCCCGTGAGCGTCGCCGCAACGGCAATCATCATCAGCTTATTCCTCATACTGTTCCCCTTCCCTCAGTAGTCGCAACCTCGAGCAGGCCACCACGCCCGAACTCATAGTTCAACTGCCGCACGACAGCAGTGTCACGTGGGCAATCATCATAGAACGAATACCATCCCTCGCTGAAGAACTCAGCGGACCGAGGATCGAAGAACTCCCAACCCCGATCATGCACGGTACGCCGAACGATCATCCCGTTCCAACGGTACAGTTTCTCGTCCATCACTTCTTCGCTCACTTCCCCTCCCGGGACTCATCCCAACCATTACTCACCACCGCAAGCCAACCCAACCCACGGCACAACCAACGCACCCACAACGACGGACGCCGCTCAGGCAACGGGCGGGGACCCACATACGGGCCGCTCACCAGCCACCCCCAAACAACGACTGCTGCTCGAAACTGTCATCCACACCCCGACAATCCGGGCCGCAGGAAATATCCTCCAACGGCTCCGCCGGAATGTAATCCACTGGCAACTCGTCAAGAAACACACGCTCACCACGAACCCGGGTCAACCGAACCCCAATCTCCCGAGACTGCGCCGCCCGCTTCTCGAACACGTCCGGGAAATCCCGCCGCACCATGTTCCAATAGTTAGCGCTTGTCGCCTTCACGCAGCCCAGACAGTTATTGTTTCGATACCCCAACCGGTACATCACCGGGATCTCGATTCCCGCATCCCGAATCACCCGCAGGCAATCATCCTTCGAGATCCCCTCCTCAACCAGCGGAAACCACACATCCACGTCAGCGTTCTCAACAAACCGATCAGCCCGTGCACCCTCATCAGCAGTGAACCCGAAGACGTGCACATCCCCCGGCTCCTGAAACGCAAACCGGGGAACCTTCTTCATCTCCACCGTGCACCGGGCACCGCCAACCCCCGCCATGTACCGGGTCTTGTCGAACACGTCATCAACATCCGCATACTTAGTGGACGCCACCTTCAAGATCGGACGGCCAAGCCATTCCTGAACCTCAGAGAAGAACCGCTCGTTATCGGGATGCTCAGCCGACATCGTGTCGCAATACACAACCACCGTGTCCGGGTCCCGCTTCAACGCCTCATGCGCCGCCACCGCCGACGCCGCACCGCACGAGAACCACGCCAGCGTTCTGCCTGTTTCGCCTACCATCCGTACACCTCCGCCAACTCCTGCAACCCCAACCCGAGCATGCCTAACACAACCCCGGCCAGCGCACCATACAACAGAAACAACAACCCCTCACGAGTCTGCGGTCTCATACCTTCTCCAATCCGATCCGCCGCAACGGATCATACCTATCCGGAATAGTCCTCGTCAGATGAGCCACCAGAT